TAATTAAATAATTTATTTTAATTACAGAACCTTGAGTAATTAAGTCAGACCAATAAGATGGTAATTGTATATATAAGTATTTATCTTCAGAAATATGAACACTAAAAGATAAATCACCTGTTACAAACCTAACATCATCTACTCTACTCCAGTCTACTCCATTAATATTTAGTTGAATAGTATTTACTCCTATATAGTAACTAGGTAATACTATTCTACCTAAAGTATCTATATTAGAAATAGAATATGATAAAGTGGTGGGAGTACCTTGATATACTTTTAAGGTAGCTGAGTTATCATATATAGTATAATCTTGTAATGTTGTATACTGAACCTCCATATTAGAATCAGTAAATACAGAATACATTGGTATTATTGTTCCATCTGTAATATCTCTACCAGATACATTAGTAATTTTTAAAGTAGAATAAGCTGACATATAATGTCTAGGTTCATATCCCAATAAAGAAGCTAGGGATATAGCGTTAGCTCTCTCTGTAACTGTTTTTAAATATAGCTCAGATGCTACTTTATCTACTTGATAGTTATTCATATCAGATAAATAAGACATTATTTTTAAAAATACTGTACCTATATCAGCATCAGAAAAATCAGTCCATCTTCCATCAGATAACTGTTCAGCTTGTAATTTTAAATATTCTAATATAGAATAAGCATCTTTTCTATTATATGGTAAAGTAGTTAAATCTGAATCATCTGGTGCCTCTACTACTAATTCATATTGATTAATATATTGATTAATAATTTCTAACATATTAACATCTTTAGTAGTTTCAGCATAATCTTTTAAAGCTATAAGTATTGAGTATGAATTAGTTAAATCTTGTGGTGTTTCTAAAGACATATAATTTCCTCCTTTCGTTTAACTAGCTCTTATAAATTCAAGCATTACAGTATCACCTACATTAGTATTTACTATATTATAAGTAATAGATATTTGTATTGTAAGCTCTTTAAATTTAATATCTACAGATTGTATAGTAACATTAGTATAATAGGATTCCACAGTAGAAGCTACTTCTTGCCTTATTAAAGCTGCTGTAATTTCATTAGCTGGTTCATATAATAAGTCACATAAATTACTTCCAAAAGCAGGGTCGCCTATTTGAGTACCTTTTTTAGTTTCTAATAAGACTTTTAAATTATCATGAAATTTATTTATCGAAGTTAATCTTCTAACTCCACCTAAATTAGTAAGAAGATTTTGTGAAGATGGACCTGAAATTCCAAAAATTATCATTTTGCAAGTACACCTCCAGTCTGATATAGTGAAGTTGCAGAAGGTATTATTATTTGCATATTAGTTTCTAATTCAAACATATCATTTAATCCGTTAGCAGCTAATATTACCCAAGCTAATCTAGCATCACCATACATATTATAAGCTATAATATCTGGTCTATTATGTTCAGCAGCAGATACTATATGTTCCATATCTTCAGAAGTTGAAACTGGAATAATATCATTCTGTCTCATATTTCTTTTTACTAATCTACCATTCGATAAAAGTAGCTCTTCTTTTAAATCATATCTACTTCTCCAAGAAGTAAGACTAGGTACTATTATTTTATCTACATAGGTTTCTGAATACCAAGACCTAGTTAATTTATCTTCACTAACTGACATATTTACACCTCCTAATATAATATATAATCTAACTATTAAACATTTTCTGCATCCTTATATTCTTCTGTAGTTTTCAAATACTCATAATAATCTTCTATATTTTTATTTTCATCATATTCGATGCTTATATAATTTGTGTCTATATAAACATTCATTGATTTATCTTCTTCGGTACTATTATAATAATCAATTTCTTCTTGCCTCTTATCTTCATTTGTGTATGATGCAACTTCTATAATTGTTTGACTATTTGTTATTTTATTTATACTGACTATTCTGTGATAATTTACTACCACACCATTATCTAATTCTATTTCTTTTTGTAATGCCATAATAAACTCCTTTCTATTTATATCCTAATACTTTATATATTTTAAATATACCACCAGAATTTTCAGTCCATTGAGATACTCCAGATGAACTTAATCCAGCTATCATATAAGCAGTTCTTGTTATACTAGTTCCACTTATTACAATTTTATCACCATAAACTTGTAATATATTGGATGATGTATAATGATTCATGGTCAATGACGCATATTTATTATTTGGAGATGATATTTTTACCATATCATAGTCAGTAGCACTTGTAGTATCACTTGACCTTGTATAATATATTTCTAAATAATTAAAATTAGCAGCACTACTACTTAATGTAATAGTTCCATTTGAACCACTTGAATTACTATATAAACTTGTAGGTTTTGCCTGTATTGTTCCTTGATAACAGTAAGTTAAATTCGATGAATTACTACTACTATAAGCTCCGTTCCAATAAGTTAAAAAATCCATCGTAGGCAAGTAAGATCCATTTGTTCCATAATTAGTATGAGTCTTGCTTGAAGAAGTTACGGTTCCTCTATAAGCTGCGGTATTTAATCCTTTAACATTTACTTCTGTAGCTATACCATCTATGTCTACTAGTATCGTTCCATCGGTTGTACCTTCACTTATTACTAAGCTAGAAATTCCATTATATGGTATTATACTAGAAAAAGTATCATCTACATATTTTTTATTAGGAATATCATAATCATCTTTTATTGTTCCATAGTTTTTAGGCATAATTAATTCCTCCCATCTAATTTACTTTAAATATTACTACCTTTATAGCATTTTCACTAGGAGCTACTGAAGTATTAATTGTAATGTAATTATCATCAGATATATAAACATCAGTATAAATTTCTTCATTACTAGTATTATCATATAATCTAACTATTATATTTTTTGAATTTAAGTTATGCTCTATTTTAAAACTAGTAGAGCTACCATCACCTATATTAGACTGATAAGACCTAGAATCTATAGCTTGTTTAGTTCTAAGTGGTGTCATTACTTTAGTATTATTGGTTCCAGTAGTAGCATCATTCTCAGTTGCTATATCTATAGGGTTCGATATAGATATATAAGTAGAACCACTCCATCTATATTCTTGATTAGTTGATAAATCTACATAAATTTTTCCAGTTTCAGGCGTTATTTCATATTCATATGTATTACCTGAATAAAAGTTTCCATCTTTATAATAACCTTCTATTACATCATCTACATAACTAGGTAACTGCTCTGATGGTATTAATCCAGAATCATCTAAAGTAGCTATTCCATTAGCAACCCCCTTTTGATTATTATTTATATAAGTATCAGATAAATCCGGAATTTCTGTAAGCACTGTTTTAGAAGTTACTACTCCGTCCTCATTATGTAAGAGCGTTATATTATCTCCATCTATTATGATAGTATTATTATCATTATAAAAAATTAAACCGGATCTTACATTATATAAATTACTGTATATACTTATACTACCAGATACTTTGTAAACACCCATAGAATCAATCGTAGGTGGATTTTTGGATAGTTTAAAAGTATTTGATATTACTGTAATAGGTATATTAGATAACAAATTATAGTCTGATATTCCAGTAGTAAGACTATCCCAAGTTTCACCATTATAAATGTAAAAATCATTGTCTGTAGTATTATAGTATACTAATCCTTTTATTGGATTTGCTGGAGCAGTAGCTAAATTTTGTATTACTGCATTTTGTAACTCGTTATTATTTAAATCTATAGGTGCTAAATATTTAGGCATGATTAATTCCTCCTTATTCATTTTTAAATATAGCTAGAAAGCTTCAGGTCGGTCATATGAGCGTTTTTATATTAAAGTAATTAAATTATATTACTATAAATATTTAATTCAAATACGCTTTACCTGAGAACTCACTAGAAAAATTAATAATTAAATTGTTTTTATCTATATAGGTAATATCACCTATTACTATATTACCAGAGCTATCTGTAACAGTGACAGATGGATATTTATTTAAATTATGATTAATATTCCACTCTTTAGATGCAGACAATTGAGAATAAATAAATGATTTATCTCCGGTACCTTCTGCTGAGACATAATCTGATAAATTAGTATTATTGGCGTCTAAATCTAAAGTATCACAGTCTAAGTTTAATTTACCAGCTGTTATAATTTTTATATTAGCTCCTTTAGTAGGTATTGTATTATTACCTCTACGAGGTAAAGAATTACCAGATTCATTTTCCATTATTATTTGTTGTCCTGCTGCATCTATTATTTTAATACTTTCTTTAGTATCTTCATCGTTTATCAATATAGTAGCACCTTTAATACTTTTATATACTACTTGTTGTGCAGATAATTCATCTAAATCAGTAATTCTATCATCTGTATAAATATCTATATTATCACCAGTGAATATTTTAGGATTATCATTGTATTCTTTTACTTTATTATAAAGAGTAGGTATTCCACCAAAGTATATAGGTTTATCATCACTATTATATTCAAAAGTTACAAATACTCTAGTACCGGCAGATGGTACTATAAATTGACCAGTATCATTACCAGCTCCATTCCAAATAGCAGGTCTAGCCCAAGGTAAAGAATCATCTTCAGTATAGTAAGACTGTGATGAATCTACACCATGTATAGCAGGTATTCTAATTCTTACTCTACCTAATTTATAAGAATCATTGGTATCTACTACTATAGCCATATAAAAAGCATTAGCATTAAACGTTTGTATTGAACTTTTAAATTTATTCATAGACTCTTTCATTAAATCTGAGCTCTCTATACGAGAAGATAAAATATCAAACACTATTTCCACCTCCTATTTAGTTGTATGTATCTTACTACTTCCAGGAAGAGCACTAAATATAGTACTATCTGTTTCAGACAAAGTAGTATAAGAAGTTACTGAAGTAGTATCAGAACTAGAAGTAGAAGTAGATTTACTACTAGAAGTAGCTTCTTTTATATTCTTTAATAATTTCATAGTTTGAGTAAATCCATCTGAAGAAACACTATCCTGTATTTGTAATATCATATAGGTACCAGAAGCATAATGTTTTTGACCTGTTGGACCTACTATAGATATATCTAAGTAATTACCTGGAGTATATTTATTACTATATTCTCCCCAAACAGTTAATTCAGCTGAAAAAGAAAACTGTTGTAAATCATTCCAAGTACTACTTAATGTAGAAGTAAGTTCATTTTCTGTTGAAGAAGAACTTATATAAACTGATGTAGCTTTTTGTTGTAGTGAATACCAATTAGTATAAGTAGCATTTTGATTTATTACTTCTTCATCTACTCCTGAATCAAGTACATTTTCTGCTCCAGCCTTAATTGTATCTCCATATAAATAATCTAATCCAGATGTATCTACTAAAGAACTATCAGCATTGTTTACTCCTACCATAGCTACACTTCCTAAATTAGCGATAGAGAAAGATATAACCTCAGAATTTTTTTGTCCATACTGGATATATACTGTATTAGCATCAGTTGGATCTTCATTATATCTAAGCATCTTAAAATTATGTCCATTAGCATCTACATAATACCTAAATCCAGCTACCTCATCTTCATAAGCGGCTCCAGTATCTGATATTGCTGATTTACAAAGTACATTAGTTATATACTGTGCAGCAGTCTGCCCTGCTGATTGATTAGTATTTAAACCAGCTATCCATCTACTTTTATCAAATTCACCTATTTTAAAGTGACCAGTACCACCAGTACCCCAACCATCTACTGCTGTACCAGAATACATAGTATAAGACATAGTAGTAGTTCCAGATGTAACTGTTGAAGAACTTGCATTTAAATCAACAGTAAGAACCCAACCTCGTTTACTATCTCCATAATTAATACAAGTATAAGTTCCATTATAAGATACTACTTCTACTGTAGTACCAGAAGATAAAGTATCTATAATAAATGATAATAAAGTTGGTTGTAATCTTACATCTATGGAACTAGATAAAGTTAATTTTTGACCTTGTAAAGCTTGTTCTGTAGTTTTAGAATTTTTATATTGTTCATAAAATGAATTAGCATATGTTATTCTTTTATCCATTAAAGGTGAAGAAGCCCTTTCAAATGCTCGTTCAAAAATCTGAGTAGCTGTGTTAATATCTGTCATAGCTTTAAACTGGTCTAGTGTAACTGCATTAGGCCAACAAGTTACAGTACCATTATCATAAGTATAAATTTTACCTGTACCTGATTCAAATTGACCTGGCATTTCAGATAAAGCATACTCTAATTGGCATTGTAAATCAGTCCAGCTTTTACCTTTACTGGTAGCATAATCAGCCATCTTTTTCCATCTACCAGACTGAGTACTATAATTATTCCACTGAAATAAACCTGCTGCTGGACCTTTACCATTATTTTCTATGCTATATGGGTTAAATGAACTTTCTTGTTGTATATTACCCATTATTGCAGCTGTAGATTCTTCTGTAAAACCTCTTTGTGTAAAAAATTTCCATACAGCAGTAGTTACATTAGTAGTAGATATATCCTGTGTATATGATACTGTAGTATCTGACGAAGTAGTTCCTAACTTATCTCCATTATAAGTATGGATTATTCTTTCAAATATTCTAGTTGGATTAAAATATACTATAGGATTATTGTTTTTATCCATTCTAATCATTGCACAGACATCTTCATTGTTTTCATAATTACTCCAAACATCATAGCTTTTACCATCTACTGAATAATCTTGTTCAGAAGTACTTCCTATAATAGTAGTATAAGGTTCAGAACCACACCACTCTATAGCTTGAGAATTAAACCACCAGCCTGTTTGTTCTTCAGTAGCAGCTAATACACCTGTTATAGTGAGTAAAGTAGCTTTTCCAGAAAAAGACATTTGATAATTTAAACAGGTACCTTGAAATCTAATAGCTTTAGTTAAATCATTAGCAGCAGAATACATAATTGTAATTGGTGCTAATTGTTCTCCCATTAAAGCATTTTCTAGTTGCCAAGCAGTTTCATCAAAAGCTTCTAAAGTAAACTCATTAGCAGAATCACCTATTACTCTAGTTACTTTAAGAGATACCAAATGGTCTTTCTTTATAGTCAATGATTGATTATTTATTATTACTTTCACTTGTACAGCTCCGCTGTGTACTCATATAGTTACCTCCTATCCCTAAGAATCTCCATCTATTGAATTTTCTATTTCAGTAGCTCCAGGTACTGAATTTCTAGTAATTAATAATTGTAAATCTATATTACATGATTTATAAAATGAACCTCCACCTGTGTTAATTACGTCTTCACTCCAAGAAACACTAACATTAGTACATACACAAGAATAAGATACTCTACCTAGTACTAAAGTTAAGTCTGGTGATTTAACTATACCACCAGAATAACTAGGATAAGCTAAAGCTTGTATAGCTCTAACATAGCTTAATAGATTATCAAAACCTAATTGTACATAATCTGAAGTTAAATTTTGTAGTGATAAAGTCATTGTTTGAGCAGAAGTATTTGAATATACTATTCTAGGAATTGATGCTCCTATTATATCCTGTTGAGTAAAATTAGCAGATACAGATTCACTTATATTAGTTGGAGTAACTGGAAACTTTATCATAGTTTGTGTTAAATTATTACGTATATAACTAGTAAATTTTCCAGATTCATCTCCATCTAGTTTCTTTTTCTTTGATATTGAAGTTTCACCCATTTATTTTACCTCCTTAAAAATTAGACTCTGATATTCTAGACTGTGCAAAGGTATTTAATAAAGCTCTTTGATTTTCTTGCTCTTCTCTAATACTATCTAAATAAGCTATTAAATTTTTAAATCCATTATCTACTGAATTAGTAATCTTAGTAGCTGAGTCTATAGTATTAGAATCATCAGCTGGACCACCTATACTAGATTTAAAAGCTTTAGGTATGAATTTAGTCGTTGATACTGTTTGACCACTAGATGATGTTGAACTACTAGAAGTTGAACTACTACTAGAATATCCTGAAACTCCTGTAATTTCTCCACCTGGATATAATACACCAGTATTAAGATAGGGTACTGGATCTACAGTATTAGCTTTATTCCATGCATTATTAGCATCTACTTGGAAATGTAAATGCGGTCCAGTACTTCTACCAGTAGAACCTACATATCCAATTACTTGTCCAGCAGTAACAGAATCTCCTGAAGATACTTTAGGTTTACTAACCATATGAGCTAATATATAGTTCATTCCATTACTTCCTTGTAAATATACTGAATTACCAAAACCTCCACCATATCCAGAAGTAGTAGTATAAACTTTACCACTTATTGGAGCTCCAATAGGAGTTCCTTGAGGTGCTGCTATATCCATACCACCATGATTTTCATTACCATTTCCACCAAATGGATTAGGTCTACTACCCCACATAGAAGATATTCTAGTCCAAGGTGAGTGTATAATACTAGTCCAGCTACTATCACTATCTCCACCTACATTAGCAGAACCTCCTATACCAATAGAACCACCAGCATTTAATGTATTACCATATCTGTCTATATTCATCATATTTCTATATTGATTAGCTTCATCAGCCGTAAGAATCATTTCTCCTTGATGTAATAAAGCTTTATAATTATCTTTTGGAACATAAACTAAACCGTTCTTTTTATATCCATTTAAATCTAAATTAAATGACTTAAATCTACTTCCATCATCATTATAAAAACTATAACCACCTTTATTAAATATATATTGTGCTTCTTGATCTATTGTATCTTTTGTAATAATTTCAGTGTCTAATAGCTGTTTCAAATCATCATGTGTGTAGCTAGTACCCATTGCACTATTAAAAGCACTTAAATCACCAATAGAATCCATAATATAAGCTATAGTTAAAGCTTTAGCTTTACTATCAATATATCCAGTATCATACATCCATTTAATTAATTTCTCATTTTTATAAGACCCATCTTTACTTCCAACAATACCACTAGCAAAATATGATGCTCCGGATGCTAAGCTACCAAAGTTCTTTTGCCAAAAACTTTTATGTTCTGTTGCTTGAGTAGTTGCATATGACCCTATTAAAGCATTATTACCTTCAAATTCAGTTCCAGCAAGTGCTTCAGTTGCTTCATTAGCATATTTACTTTGAGCCTGGGAAGTAAGCTTATCACTAATGGTTGCCATAGCACTTATAGTAGCTGCGGTTAATGCTACTACAGCTGTTCCTGTTTTAAATGCAGAAGCTAAAGATGAAGTTTCACTAACAGTACTTCCAGTATTTTCAACTATTCCACTTATAGAATTTTTACCACTACCTTTAAAGCAGTCTACTATAAATTTACCACCTTTTAATAAATCTGATGCTAAATAAGCTGTAAAAGCAGCATTAGCTAAAAAAGGTAACATATTCCAAGCATTTGTACCAATAGTAGTTTCTAACCAATTTTGAATTTTTTCTAACCAAGTAGCTTCTGTTGACTGTTCTACAAATTGTTCTACCATCTCATCAGTTGTACTATTTATACTATCTAAAGCATTAGTAATTTCATTTTGATAAGTCGAATCATCAAAACCCTTTAAAGCAGATATTACACTTGAATTTAAATCAGTAATTCCATTCAAGGTTTTATTAGCTATGGCTGTTCCTACACTAGAACCACTAGTAACTCCAACCATATTAGAATTAGCTATAGCATTTAAAAAGTCATTAAATGCTTTCTGTTGACTTTCTACAGTAGTTCCACTAAATGCAGTATTATAAATATTATTATAATCAGTTCCTAAAGTAGCTCTCCAAGATTCACTATCTGGGTTAAGCATAAAATCATTAAATGCACTTAAAATAGATTTCGATACATCTTCTCCATACATAGCCTCCAATGCAGACCCGCCTATAGATAAAGCTTCATTTTGTGCTTCTACAGCATCTGCTGTCATTCCTAAAGCTAATTTATCTTCTGTAGAGCCATAGGCTATTTCGGATAAAGCACTTAACTGGTCGGCACTTAATCCTAATTGAGATTTCATTAATCCAACCATTGTTCTATTGTATTTAGAAATAGTATCGGAATTATTAGTTAGTTTCATAAACTTAAACATCTGAGTCATAGTTTCAGTTGAAGCTCCTAAATATTTAGTAGCTATTAATGAATCCTTCATAGAGTCTTGAGCTAATTGTGTATTAGTAACTCCATATTCAGATAAGTTTTGGAGATATTGAGTCATATCAGACATACTAAATAAGTTATCCATATTACTATTCATTTCTTTAAGAGTATCATTTAAACTATTAGCGAACTCATCAAATTGAGCACTAGAAGTAAAGCCAAATTGTTGATTTACTGAAGTCTTTATTGTATTTATCTCTTTTAACTGCTGATTAGCTGTATTATCTGCTATCTTGCTCAAATTGAACATATTAGATAAACTAGATAATCTATCTCCAGCTTTACTTAAAGTATCACTTAAATTAGTAGCAAAACTTTTACCTGTAGCATCTAATGTTTTAGATACCTTAGTTAATTGTATACTAGTATTTTCTACTTGTGTTTTAATACTACTATATTCATTTCTAGCACTTTCTAAAGACTGTAGATGGTTCTTATCAATTTCTTCTTGAGTTAATTGAGCAGTTTCTAATATTTTTACATACTCTTTCTGACCTTCAAGTTTAAGCTTATTGACAGCTTTTATCATATCTATAGCTTCTTTATCAGAAACTTCTCCAGATTCTTTAATTTGATTAGTATAGTCTAAATAGTCTTTAGCTGCTGATAATTTATCCTTAGCAGCTTTTTGTTCAGATTTAGACATTTTATCAGTGATACCTTGTAAATTAGTATATAATTTTACTAATTCTTGCATATCTTTTATAGCACTAGATAAATAACCTTCATTTCTCCAAACATCTCGAGCAAAAGAACTTTTTACAGATCTCTCTTGCATAGCTCCAGAGATACCTCTACTAGATACAGCTTCATTAGTATATCTTATAGTACCACCTTGATTATTTCCATCATTTCCATTAGTTGCCAATCATTCCACCTCCTATTTATTACCTTGTCTTTGTTTCTCTTTCCATTCAGTTATAAAATTTATAAGAGTCTGTCTAGAATAAGCATCTATAGAATCTGTATAAGAAAAAGAAACACCATATTCTTGAAGATAAATTTGTTCATTAATAGTAGCTTTAAGTCTACTATATAAAAATCTTTCATAATCTTCAACTAATTCAGGTGTTTCTGCAAATTTATAACTATTTAGTTGGACGAAAAAACTCAGGACATATTAGTCCATTTACCTCTATATCTTCATTACATTTACTACAAGTTCTAACTATTGAATTATCTATTCCAAATTCTATATCTTTTAAGACATTTTGAATAGCTACTAAATCTTTTAAATTCAAAGAATCAACATAATGTCTTTTTTCTTCAAAATCATCAAATTCTTCTCCATTTCTAGTAACTATAGTTTCCATTAGTTTTAAAGAAAATTCATAAGAATCTGGATCTTGTAATTTTCCCTTAGCAGCTTTATTCTTTACTATTTTAGATATTCTTTTATTATCTCCTGTAGATAATAGTTTTAATTGTAAGCTATCACCATTTACTGGTAAAGTTACTTGAAGCCTTTCTTCTATATTATCAGTATCTAGTATAGATAATTCCATCTCTGAAATATCTACTTCTATTTCTTGTTTAAATCCACAGTTAGGACATTCTATTTCTTGTATATAAGTATTTCCAAAAGTTAAGTCTCTTAAAGCATAAGTTAAATACATTATATCATTTTGATGTAATAATCCTGTATCTAAATCCTTAGGCTCTACACAGCAAGATTTAACTAATCTATCGAATACATTAAAATCTCTAGTAGATAATAGTATTTTTTCTTCTTTAGTAGTCATGGCTCTTAAAGTTATTTCTTTAGGACCTCCAAAAATTCCATTACTAGGTAATTGATAAGTTTTTTCAATTGTTTCCATAAAAATTCCTCCTAAAATTATTATTAAATAAAAATATATTACTATAAATATTTCTATAATTATATATAAAGTTAATGTAAATAATATTTTATTATTTTACTAATTAGAATTAAAATCTAAGCATATTATATATTCATTAATATAAATAATTACTTTAAAATAAAAAATGAACTAGAATGATTTCTAGTTCATTTTTATACTATTCTTCTTCTTTCTCATCTCTATAAGCAAAATCATAGGTTATTGTTACAGAAATTTGTTTTTCTCCACCATCATCATAAGTTAACTCACCATAATCTACTCCTGATGGCCAACAACCTTCTACTATCCAAGTTCTATACACTTCCCCATTAGGAGTATACTCATGAACTATTGCTTTGCATTTATAATCAGCAGCTAATCCCATAGTCCCTGTTCTAGGATTATAAACTTGTTTTCTCCACTGTAAGAATTTCATTTCAGTATCATAGTCTATGGCATCTCTTAATGTCATTGTAGTAGTATCAAAAGTAGTTTTGCCAGCAACTTTTATAGTTTGGTTAAAATAGTTAATATCAGAAGATTCAGTAGTTTCTTTAGGTAATGGGAAATTAACTAACATAAACTTCAAATCACTGTTTATAAAATCATTCTCTTGAAAAGTTACATCAAAATGATTTTTTCTTTGTAACTGATATTCTCTATTATTAAAACGAGTTGCAGTCAATGTCATGGTACTAACATTAGGATTTGTTTGTGTACTCATATCTTATACCTCCTTTTAATTATTCTTCTACTGATACAGCTACAGTATCAGTGATTGTAAAGTCTATATTAATAAACTCTGCTACTTCTTGTGGTTTTATTTTAATAATACCATTTAATTGGTTTGCTGCTATAGTTTCTGGTGTATTTATAGAATCATCCATAGTAACATCATAAGCAGCTATTCCATAGCTAGATTTAATATTATCTAGTAAAGTAGTTACTCTACTAGTCCAGCCAGTAAATACGTCTAAAGTAATTGGTTCAAATAGATAATCCCAAGAAATTAAAGCTACTTGTTTAGTTACATATTTAACTAATCTTGATATATTAATTCTATCAAAGAAATTACTATCTCCAGAAGTTGTTTTATTTCCCCAAACTATAAATCCTTTACCTGAAATAGTATTTATACAGTTTACAGGTATAGTATTATCATAAAGTTCAGTAATCATTTCTTCAGATAATTTAACAGTAAGACTATTTACTAAAGATAAAGTACCCCTAGTTACTCCAGCTGGGGCTCCCCATTTAGTTAAATTATCTGTTTTAGCATAAGTGTGTAATACTGCTACTGATAGTGGTATAGCTTGTAAATTACCTTCATTATCATAGAAGTTATTGTAATATACATCTGGATAATAAATTACTAAACTCCCTTTATTATCTGTATTATAGTTAGTTATATTAGTTTTAACTTCATCTACAGTATTACCTTTAGCAGATACTAAAAATACAAAGTTATTTTTTTCAGCTAATTCAGTAGCATAATTTACTATAGTATGATTAGTATATTCTGGTATAACCATTACATCTATATCTCTATCAGGAATATCATATAAATCAATGGCTTCCTTAACTTTAGAATCATCTAATAAAGTACTATTACCACTATCTCCTTCTTCAATATAAAGACTAAATCCAGCATTAAATAAATCAATAGATGGTACTTTATCTGAACTTGTTTTATCAACGAATAGGTTAGTTAAAGTAAATCCTAAATTAGACACATTTATTGAATTTATAATTTTATCTAAAGCTGTAGATAAGGTTTCAGCAGTTGCAGTATCTGCTGTAAAATCTTCTTTTATAGATATTGTATTCTTTCCAGTAATAGAAGATACATCTATCCATATTTTATGATTAGTATTATCATATACTAATTTTATTTCTTTTCCGTTAAATAAATCTGTTTTATATTTAGTAGTGGCTGACATTAATTCTACTGTATCAGAATCTTGAGTAAATGTCATTTTACCAGTACCAAGTTTAGCTTCATTTTCATTTGCTAATCTAGTAATATAAATATAAGAATAACTTCTTAAATATGTTTGAATAGCATAAGCAGAAGGTGTTGTATAATCAGACTCTCCGAACATTGCTTTGAACTGAGATTCACTAGAAACAGTTTCTACAGTTCCAATAGGTCCAGATTTTGTTTTCATTAAAACTGCTGGAATAAATGGAATTTCTAAATTAGAAGCTGTTATAGTTTCTTCTCCAACGTTTACATTAACTCTAGGTAAACTCATATTAATACCTCCTTAAATTATTATTAGTTCTATAATTTTTCAATCTTAATGTTTGGTTTAAGAACAGTAAAGTAATTTTCACTTCTCGTCAAGGCTGCTTGTACCTGAATAGGATATGTATATCTATATAATTTTCCATTTGTAGTATAAGAAACTAAATCAGAGTTATCTATGATTTCATTTCCTAATGTAAATGTAAAATATAATTGATTACCTTCATAATCTAGTTTTATTTCCTGATTTTGATATAACCAAAATAATAGCTCTTGCATTACCTCTTCAGTATCTTGACGAGTAGTACCCCAAATATCTAATTGATAACCTATTATTATATATAAAAATTGAGTATTTTTAGATAGTCTTTTATTTTCTCCTTTAATACTACCATCTTCATTATAAACAGTAATTGGATTTTCATAAGGCATACCTACAGTATAGGAAGGCATACTATTATTTTTTGCATCTATCATTATAGAATTATCTGGATAGAAACTAATAAATGGAAATTTTAAATTATTATTAGTTTGCTCTATAGCATACTTAAAAGCTGTATCAACTGGCTCTAGAATTACATCACCTACAAATACTTCTTTTAATAAAGATTTTAACGCTTCACTATACTTGCTAAAATTTGTATACATATTTCCCTCCATTCATATTTAAAGAATTAAAGACTTTAGTAACTACATCAGATATTAGATGCGTAGGTGGTATATTTTCTCCGCCATATTCTAAATATCTTAATATTTTTGATTGTTTAGTATGTTCTGGAATATATAAATACCCTTTATTATCTAACCTAATTGAATTAAAAGATTGTTTTATTTCAGACAGAGAGTATAATTTTTCTAATTGAGATAATCCTAATGAACCTTCATTATGTAATTTAATTAATTGTGCATTACTTAGTATTATAAACATTTCCTTGGCTGAAAGAGCTCCTTGTAAAAAATTATTACAATTCATCAAAATCATGATTAATATCCTCTACACTTAATAATTTTCTATTAAAAAACCTATTTTCATTATTTATATCATTAGAGGTAGCTACTGGATTAATTGGATTTAAATGTTTTCTATGAGGAGCTAAATTACATATAAACATAGCTAAATCATAATCGGTACTAACTTTAACAATATCAAATTTCTGAGTGATATAAGAATTATCTTTATGAGGATCTAATCTAGTAGATATTTCTAATATAGCTCCTTCAGATGGATTAATTGGTTTATTATCTTCATCATTGAAGGTCATGTAACAAAGTATTGGTTGATTATCTTTATCTTCAGTATACCATCCATATTTTTGTAATATAGACTTCTTTGGATTTTCAATTAGATAGTACGATACTATAACTGGAGATTTCCAACTATAGTATTCATCGGTATTACTTATTTTTGTAGAATCTACTTCATATAAATAACCTGAGCGACCTTGAAGATTAGCACCTTCTACAAAATTCTTTCTATATAATTCTATTTCTCTAAAAGAAGGATAAAGTTTTCCTCTAGGTTTTTTCACAGTCATTTATATTACCTCCTATATGCAAAATATTTCACCTTGTAATTGTGATTCTAAATTAGCTTTTTCCTGTTGAGCCTCAGATAATAATTGAGATGAGTCTAAACTATAAGGGCTACCATCTACAACAAATTTTCCTCTAACTCTTCCTAGTAATTCTTTAGTTAAAGCTAAAACATATTCTTTTACCCAACTATGATACATTGAAGATTCTTCTATATCTGATATTACAGTAGGTCTAACTAACATATCGATAAGAACCTCACCATCATATCCATCTATATATAAAGTGTCTTTTATTAATTTATAATTCTGTCCTTTTTGATATTTAATTTCATTCCATAGCATTTTAAAAGAAGTATAAGATATAATTCTATCCATTAAACTAGAATCAAATAATACTACACCAGTACCACCAAAAGCATACTCTTGTAAAGATGCTATTTGATTACTAGTAACACTATAAATCTTTTCTATTGTTAGTGGATGATGATTTGATAAATCTATAACACTACCTGATGCTTGAACGAATCTATGTCCTTCATAGTAAGGTGTTAGTTTATCCAAAGCCATTTTTATCAATTCATCTATATCTCTATTTTCAGCTTCTACATCTACCCAAGAAATACCTAATTGAGTTTTAACATATTTTCTTACATCAGCATTAGTCATGTTAATTTACTCCTCTCTATCTCTAGCGTTTTTTTCTTTTAGTTTGTCTTTTAGCTGTAGTCTTAGCAGCAGATGGTTTAGTTGATTTAGGTGTTTTTACTTCAGGTTCGATATTTTCTTCTTCTTTACTTTCTTCTATCTCTTCTATTTCTTCTATTTCTTCTTGAGTTTCTTCTATTTCTTCTTGAGTTTCTTCTATTTCTTCTATTATAGGACCATTTGATTTAATCATACTAGCTTTTAATTCAGCTACAGATTTAGTAGGCTCTTTAGAAGATCTCTCAAAATAATCTTTAGGTGTAATTATATTAGTATTAGTTAAATCTATTACTTTGTAACATCCATCTGGTTTAGCATTTAATTGATGGTCTAATAATAAAGGTCTAAGTTGTCTTAAAGCTTCTACTCCATTTACAGTTAATCCTTTAACAAAAATATCCTTTTTATTATAAATAGTTAATTCACCATATCCTGGTAAAACAAAAGAAAGATTTCCTTCTCCCTTAAAAGATATTTTTACATTATAAGTATTTGACATTTTAATTTCCTCCTCTCTAATAGAGCATATATAAATTACTATAAATAATACTCTATTATTATATATAAAATATTAGAAAAAAATAAAAGATAGCTAACTTATGACTATCTTTCTAATACTTACTTGTATGCTATTGTTTTATTACTATGTTATTTTATATATGTGTAAAACAAAAGAAAGAGTGTAAATCTCTTACTAAATGTTTTATTACTATGTTATTTAGTATACATATAAAACGTTAAATAGTGTCTTTATAGCAGCTTTTGTGTTTTATTACTATGTTATTTTATATACATATAAAACGTTAAATAGTGTTTTAATTGAAGCCCTGTTTTATTACTATGTTATTTTATATACATATAAAACTTCAAATAACATAACTTTACACCTAAACTCTATATGAGTAACGATGTACTTTAAAGGTATAAACTACCTCAATATTATATTTAATCTTTTATCTTTTCTGGATTTAATTCAAAAGTCTGTGCTTTAAATTCTTTGTTCTTTCCCTTAATATACGAATCTATGAATATAGTTTTTCCATTCTTATAATGTCTATAAT